AACACTCTTTCCTTTCCATCAATAACTAGCTTATCAATGTGAACATTACCTCTTAAATCCATAAACCCTTGGCTGATAATCAACTCACAAAGTTGATCCCAAGCGTTGTCGTCTTTAGAGACTGCCAAATCCACCATCTCTTGTTTATATAATGGCACTTCCACTAGTACGTTTTCGTTAACAACTAGTCTTCCTTTTATTGCATTTTTACTCATAAATTTACTCCTTTTTCTTAATTTATACAACTATTATAACACATTTTAAAGTGCTTGTAAAGTGTTTTTAGAAAAAAAGTATATATTTTTTATATATAAAATCTAGTTATTTTACTTAAAATACTTATCTAACATCTCAAGTTTATCAACATAATCAGCCATCAAACCAAGTTCTTTTTCAAGTGATTCCATCATATCTGAATGTTCTGCAACTGCAACTGGATTACTTAAAATCAACTCAATATTCATTCTATGTTTTTCGGCTTGTCCTTGAAGATATTGAACCGATGTATTAATTATTCTATCTCTTAAACTTTTCATACTACAAAGTCCTCTCCTGGATTCCATTCACATCCTGTAAGACCACCAGCCTTTAAAGCTTGTAATGTTCTTAACACTTCATGTGCATTTCTTCCTGTATCTAATGCGTTAATAGATGCATGTTGAATAGTTCTATTTTTATCAAAGATAAATGTTGCTCTATAACAAACTCCATCATCTTCATTTACTATTCCAAGTTCATGTGATAAACCAAGTCCACAATCAGCTGCAAGTGTATGTCTGATATTACCAATCAGTTCATTATCTTTCTTCCAAGCTAATTTACAGAACTCGTTGTCACCGCTGACACCTATAACATTTGCTTCATCTACCAACATATCCATTCCAGCAATTTCTGTTGGACAAATAAAAGTAAAATCTTTAGGGTAAAAGTAAATTACTGACCAATCATGTTTTAATGGTTGATAATTTTCTTCTACATCTACTCTCACAAATTCGTTCTTTTCATTAATTCCCTGGAGTGAGAAGGCCGGGAATAAATCTCCTACTGTTAACATAGTTTCTCCTATTTACCAAACACCCTTTCACGGCGTTTTTCATCATTATATTTTTGTATAGTATCTAGTAATTGTTGAGTCCAATTATCACGATGTTCTACAAAAACCTGAGGTTCGTGATTATCTACAGCAATTAATACTACCAATTGTGTAATAGGTATACCAGTTCTTTCTTCCCACATGATTGCATATGCAGCACATTGCATGAAGTAGTTACTTACCCATTCCTTCTTTTTTGGCTTACGAGATGTTTTATAATCCACAATGGAATCTTTACCAGCCCATACGCCAACACAATCCACTCTTCCAGCCAAACCTAAATGGTCTGAATATAAAGGAGCCTCTTGTGCGTAAACTTTATTTAAATTATTGTCTAATATTGGTTGTACATCTTTAAATGATTGTACTATGTGAGGGAGTTCTCCCTTTAAAAAATCTTGTTTATTATCAACATATCTTTCAAGTAATTCATGTACGGCAGTACCACGCGTAGATGCGATCCTTGATATTTTATTTGCTTCTTCTTCACCTACTCTTGCTCTCCATTTTTGTATTGAATCCCTACTTAATATGGATAATACTGTAGTAATCGAAGGATAATCCTTACCTTCTGGAGTAGTGTAAGTTCTACCAGTTTTCTTAGTTTTTGCTTTTAGGTCATAACCTAAATCTATTGGTTCATGTGTAAACATCATTTTGTCTTTATATTGTCTCTTAAACTAGGAGGAAGTCCAGCCTTTACTTTATCTTGAACTTCTTTCCACCCATCACCGGCTCTTTGTAATGCACCTTGTCCACCACTACTGGTTAAACCAGGAGCCTTAAGTATAACCCTTTTTAAATCAGGATTGTCTTTTATGAAGTTATCATATTCAGATATAGATATGTTGTATTCGACAACTTCTCCTGTTTCTTTATTTTGAAAATCATACAGAGGCATAATTAAACCACTCTGGTACTTTTCTTTTTGTCCAATCCATTTTAAATCTTTCCTGTTTTGTGTGATAGAATGCTCGATATGATTTGACTGCGTCTTCAAACATACATTCTGGGTTAGAACCCATGGCCAGTTTAAATGGTGTAAAATCTGCCAAAGGTATATTTTTAGGTAACATACCTAATTCTGCACCGAGTTTAGTTTCTGTTGAATGTATTTTACCATATCTGTATGTATATTCTCTGCATAGGGCAATAAAGTGTTTATAATGCCATAGGTAATTGGAAGATGATTCCCTAGTCCATACAGTGCAAGGGTGATTGTGATGTACAGCCTTGTACAGTATATTCTCCCTTTCATCGGGTAACTTGTAATATTTTAGGATTCGTTTACCAGACTTGGATGGTCTTTGTTCAATAGACCCATCTAGCATTCTGTGTACTGTAGATAACATTTGTGCGGATTCGACAATCATTTTAACCACATGTTTATCACACTGGTCTTGTGCTGCCTTTATTGGGTCGTCATTTAGTATAAAAATATTCATAGTATGTATTATATCATATATTTAAAAAAAAGTAAACCCCCTAATGGGATAAAAATATTAAGGGGTTCACTATGTTCCCACCTTAACTAGCTATTTTTAAATAATTAATCATATCTTGTATCTTGTCAGCCTTACGCCTCATTTTAGATGCAAGATTTGTTTTACCTTTTTTTAATAATCTAGTACGATATCTTAATGTATCGTTCTTGTCTTTTTTCAGACTTTCAATTCCATTACCCATAAGCAGCTCCTTAATTTGAGTTAGTAAAATTGATATAGTCATAACAAAGATTACTCTGCAATCAATCCAGGAAAAGCGTCTTTGCAAAGTTTTTCAGTGATACCAGGATATTTCATTTTCTTATCCTTGGCAGCAATTAATAATTCTGCTTCTGTATGATGAATGCTTTCTAGCACTTCAATAAACATAGACTCTCTTTTAAGAGGTTCAGTTTTTAGACCAGTTGGTCCATTAAAGAAGTATTTAAATCTTCTAAATTTTTTGCCTAAGTGTGTCGGTGACTTACCTTCAGGGGCGTCATCGGCGGTATAAGGTGGTTTACCTTTAGGTAAAAGAGATTCTATATTAGGATCATAGTTAATCCTAATGATATCTCTTAATTCGGGGCAGTCGTGTTTTCTTAAAAGTTCACGACGTTCTTTTTGTGTTGCTAAGGCTGATGCCCTCTCAAATATTTCAGGTACTAATAGTTTCATTGTTGTAAAATTCCTCCAATACTTCAATCAATAGTTTACATCTTTTTTTAATTAAATAATTCAAAACCTTCATTTTCATTGCCGGTTTTTGTGAATCATATTTATTTATAACACTTTTTTGGATGTCCTCAGGAATCTCCGTTAAGTCTATAAGTTTTTTATTTCTTTGATAATTTCTATATATTTCTTCAGGCATAACATCTCTTAGCCTATCAGAGTTATATATCCAATCATCAATTCTATTTTGTCTTAAAGGTGTTTGTTTACCTTCAGATACAAAAGTATCATCTCTTGATAATACATTTGGAACTCCGTCCCCACTATCTCCTCTGAATACATGATTCCAAAGATATGTTATAGGATTATCGTCAGTAACTAATTTCTTTTGCTGAGGTGAAAATTGTTTTACGTTCGAGTATCTTTGTAGTTGTATAAAGTCTTTATCACTAGATACAATCATCATGGGTTCGTGGCATCCAAATTCTTGTGACCTTAATACAAGTGAGGCAATTACATCATCGGCCTCCATCCCTTCCATGTGAATAACTTTATATGGAAGATTCTCTTGTATCTCGTCTCTAACTAGGTGTAGTATTCTAAAGATTTCGTTCCAATCTTGGTCCGATTCTTCTCTATTCTTTTTTCTATGTGCCTTATACTCTGGAAAGTATTCTTTTCTCCAAGTATTTATTCCATCAGCACATATAACCATTTGGCCATATTCATTGCGATATCTTTTATTATACATACGAATACTGTTTAGTATCATATGCCTTATTACTTCTTCATCATTTAGTCTTTGTACTATAATGTTAGCAAGTGCAATTTGACTGTAATCAAGTAATATCATCATCATCTCCGTCTAAATTAAAATCTGGCTCAAATATAATTTCATTTTCTTCTTCACTTTGTTCTGACTTCTTTTGTGCGAATCTTTTTATATTTAAATATAATAAATCCATATCTTTATGCAATTCATGAGGTATATCACTATACCTTAAAAGCATTGCATATATCATATTCACAATAACAAAAGCATCTCTACTTTCTGGATACTGTTCATCTCTAATGTTAAAGCCTTCTAACCATGATATATCCATATCAGCAAGTTCTTCGTCCATAACATCCAGTAGATGTTGAGCAGTATCAACTGAATCTCCAATTAAAGAATCCACTATAGTTTTAAAGTGATCTTCTTGGTTTTTTAGTTCTTGTCCCGAAGGAAAGTGTATTAATTTGCCCATAATAAGTACTATTATATCACATCTTGTGTGAAAAGTAAAGTGTTATTTTAAGTTTTTTACAGCATTACCGCCAATACGACAGTTAATAATTCCATTATAATAATCATCTGTAAGAAGTACTCCTCTATCAAATTGTTCCTTTGTTTCCATATAAGCACATTCTCCTTTTGTTTTACATAAATGGATAATTTCTCTATGAAACATATCAGGTCCCATGTTGTTTACTTCTTCTTTTAAGTGAACATTGGATCCGAAGTAATCTTTCCAATCTGATTCTACAAGTAATCTTTTTCTACGTTTTCTAGTTTTAGTTATGGGTAATGTTTTTTTACTCCAAAAGAATTTCTTTCCGACATACTTTTTACCATTTGCCCTATTTGTAATCACATATACAAATCCATAGTGATCATCGGAACTAAAATCTTCGGGTGGTTCAAATACTCTACCCTCATACAACCAATTACTCATCAAAATCCAATTCGTCAATATCTTCTACTGCAGTTCCACAAACTGGACAAAATACTGTTTCTGGTTTTTCATCGTCGAAGCGTATCTTTGTTTGAATAAAACAAAATTCGCAATTATGTGTATACCAATGAGTTGGTTCGTTCATGGATAATCCTATCCTAATTTCTCGTTTAGTTGGTCATAACCACCAATGTTTTCACCTTCCATAATAATTTGAGGAAAGGTTCTTGCAGTTGGAAACTTTTTTATCATTTCTTCTCTGCTGAAATCTTCTCCTAATTGAAAGTATTTGTATTCCAATCCTTTTCTAGTACATAATACCTTTGCCATGTCGCAAAAAGGACATTGTTCTTTTCCATATATTTCTATCATTCCATTGTCTCCTCAATAAATTCACTAATTGTCTTTATATCCTGGTCGGTTAACATACCAGCTTGAGCCCACATCGTGGAGCTCATGTTTCCTACTGTCTCTCTGTTCTTATAGGCATATAGTCTTTGAGTAATATATTCAGCGTTTTGTCCGGCAAGTTTAGGAAAGACCGCCATTCCTTGTCCTTCTTGTCCATGGCATGCTGCGCATCCAGCCCAAAGTCCTCTAATGGAACTAAATGGATCTGACTCAGCTTCTGCCTTTTGTGCCTGAATGATTTCAAGTACTGTACCATTCTCTTTAACATATTGTTCATAACATTCACCTGTACATGATGTATTCCTTGGGTACCCTTTGTACTCTAAGTTCGCATGTGTCCAATTTATTAAACCAAACATTAATAAACATATTAATAATATATAACCTTTCATTCTACACTTAATCCTATTACTAAGAAGGAAAACATCATTCCTCCGATTACTACAAATTGTATTAAAGCAGGAACTACTACAAATATTTTCATTGCGTCAAATTTTCCTGTCATAAAAAAGTCTCCACCATTCTGCCATTCTTTAACTTCGTTTGGTGTTGCCTCTCTTGTTCTATTTAGTTGAAGTTCTAGTTGTTGTTCGTATCTCATAAACTTAAACCCTTTAATGTATTATCATCAACATCTTGTTTAACTCCACCAACAACATAAGAACTGATTTCTGTTTCTTGTGGGGCAACTTGAACATTACCACCACCAATCCATTTTTCGGTCCATGGTAAAGGATTAATTTTAGGTACTGTATAAGGACATGGTAATCCTATTGCTCTCATTCTTTTACAGCCTATCCATTCTATATATTCTTTTAAAATATTACTATTAAGACCAATCATAGAACCATCTTTAAATAGATATTCTGCCCATGCCTTCTCTTGTTCGATAACATCAGTAAATAGTTTTACCGCTTCGGGTTCCATTTTCTTTGCTATTCTTTCCATTTCTTTATCTTCTGCCACCATTTTTTTAAGTATAGTAGTAGTGGCCGCAAGATGAACATTTTCATCTCTTGCGATAAATTTAATAATCTTTGCATTACCTTCCATCTTTTTAAGTTCAGCAAATGCCCAACTACATGCAAATGATACATAGAATCTAACACCTTCTAATGCATTTGCAGACAACATACACATATATAAAGACCTTTTATGGTCCATTCTATTCGTAGTAGAATTGTTATCCTTAATTAAGTCGTCATAATATTCAGCAATATCACCACCACAATCCATTATTGGTTTGATATCTAACATATGATCAAATACTATAGAAGGATCAGCATAGATATTCCTAATAATATGAGTATAACTTCTACTGTGTATTGTTTCAAAAAAGGACCATGTCTCAATCCAAGTTTCAACTTCTGGTAATGAGGCGATAGGTAAGAACGCCATATTAGGAGCTCTGCCCTGAACAGAATCCAGTAAAATTTGCCTTTTAAGATTAGATGTGAAGATGTGTTT